GTTGTACATGCTGAAATGAATGCAATATATAATGCTACCTTTAATGGGATATCGTTGAAAGACTCTACACTATATGTATGGGGTTTACCAGTCTGCAGTGAATGTGCAAAGGGAATTATTCAAGTGGGCATAAATAAAATTGTTATAGCTTATGAAGATGTTCCACAGAGATGGACAGATTCTTTTGAAAAATCAGCTAGACTATTTGATGAAGCAAATGTTGAGTGGGAAATTATAAAGGAACAATCATGGCAAACAACAAAAAGATTTGTGTTGTAACTAACTATAGGACAGGAAGTACTGCCTTTACGTTATTAAAGCACGAAGAATATGGTGTACCTTATGGAGCAGAAGCATTTGCTCCTCAGAGACCTGAAGGTCTTGGCAGGATTCCAAGTCGTCGAGAGATAATGGACGGATATAAAATCTTCCAATACGAGATACTTGATTTAATTCAAAGCACTCCTAATTACATTACTGAACTTCAACGAGACAATACAGAAATATGTTTTAAGATTATGCCTAATCAAATTGATAGTGGCCACTTAAGAGAAGTTGTAAAAGCTTGCGACAAAGTTTATTATTTGTATCGTAGAGACTTTATTGCTCAATGTAAAAGTTGGATAGCAGTTAGACGATTTGGAGATTTTGGTAATACAGGCTTTGAATCACCAAGTAGAAACTTTACATTAGATAAAGTTAAAGAACAACATCTTGCTCGAGCAGGATTAAGTGAAAAAGTAATAGTAGAGATTGATCCGGATGATCCTGTATTAAATGGTGGTTATGGTGAAGTAACGATTCCAAACCTAATTAGACAACTTAAAGATTGTTATTTAGAAATGGCAAAACTATATAAGGAAATTCCTGGTGAATTAATTTGTATGGAAGATTACTTTACTCGTGAACTCAAAAGACCATATAATAAACAAGTTAATTTCACAAAGGAAATTGAGATTGAAGATTTTGATGTTGAATCTCTTTTTACTATTGACAACACCTAATAAATTTGTTATAATAGATTTATATTTTTAAGAGGACTATATTATGAAAGAAATGATAAAAGATTTTGGATTTGGTATCGCAACAGTTGGTGCTATCTTCGGAATAATTTTTGCACTTATATCTACTATGGAGTTTCTTGGTGCTCAAGATGACACCATTAAGTTGATACTTGCGGTTCCATTCTTTGTATATTTTATCTACCTATTCGGTGGATTAACAAGAAACATATATTTCAAGAAGTAATCTATGCACAACAAACGAATCATATTAGATTTTGATGATACCCTTGCTTACACATCCAATCGTGATTGGCAGAATGCTAAACCCAACACAGCTTTAATCAAAAAGTGTAATGCTTTATTTGATGCTGGGTGGCAAGTAGATATTTTTACTGCTCGCGGTAATATCTCTTGTAATACTCGAGAAGAAGCAAAGGAAAAGTATGGGCCTCAAATCGAATCTTGGTTAGCATCTCACAATGTTAAATATGGTCTTTTGAGTTTCGATAAACCTCTTGGAGCATACTATATTGATGATAAAGGTATTACACCTGAGTTATTTTTAGAGGCTGATATAAGAGAGCTCGAAGGAGGTCTATCAGGTTCAGATATTTACACCGATGGTAAATACGTTCATAAGACGGCAAGTAATGCTCACGAGGCAGCAGCTTGGTTTGAATATACAAAAGGTTTGCTAAATGCTCCAAGAATAGATCGTGTCGTTGGTGATACAATTACAATGGAGTATATTGAACATCAAGATGATTATTTGATTACGAATCGTTATATGGCTTTTGGTTTAATTCAAGATGCATTAGAATCTATGAAGCATATTGCATGTCCTCCTGTTGATTATGTATGGGAAGATTACATCGGCAGAATCGCAAAGCATGTAATGCCAACTGGTGTTGCAGCTTTTGAAGATATAGTTGATAGACTTGCTACACTGCCACATCAAATGGCATCGTTTAGTCATGGAGACTTTGGTGTTAAGAACATGCTGTTTAATGACTGTAAATTGTTCTTAATTGATCCTATCCCTGCATCGTTCGGTAATACACAATTAGATATATCAAAGTTCGTAGCAAGTTTAATCATTAATCGTTATCCAGTTGAATTACAAAATGAATCTATTAAAGTGTTGTGTTTATATAACAACTTAGATGAAAAAGATGTTTGGACAACGGTTGCCTCAGAAATAATTCGTGTGTATAAGTACCACCCAGATAAAGATTTTATTATCGACTGCGTTAACGATGTAATGGCAGAGATAATGTAATGGAGAAAATATGTTTTTAGATAGAAGTAAATTGCCAATAGGCGCAAAAGTAGGTTTCACGTGTTCAACTTTTGATCTGTTTCATGCAGGTCATATAGTTATGCTACAAGAAGCAAAATCAATGTGTGATTATTTAATTGTTGGATTATTAACAGACCCAACCGTAGACCGACCCGAAACAAAGAATAGACCTATTCAGACACCGTTTGAAAGATACATACAGTTATCATCTTGTAAACATGTTGACGAGGTAATTCCTTTTACAACAGAACAAGAAATCATTGATATGATTTTAACCATTAACCCTGATATTCGTATTGTTGGTGAAGAATATAAAGACCAAGAACATACGGGTAAAGGTTTATGTCCAGTACATTATAATCGCAGAAGACATTCATTCAGTTCCACAGAGCTTCGCAAGCGTGTGGTCGATTCTAATAAATAAATTTACAGAACGGAATAACAACTTTATATTATGAAAAACATTGGATTCGCAAAGATCGGTAAGTCGGTCAAGTTTAAACGTAATCGTTTCTCTCCTATTGGTGGAGACAACGAACCATCTACAGTACTTATTGCACTCGCAAATAATAACCCAGACAAAACTTTTTACATTATCGGAACATCTGATTTCAGTACTTTAAGTGAGGCTGAAGAATTAGAGCTGTTTCCATTTAATAATGTAATTGATATTTGGAAAGGTATTAAGAACGATGGTACTGATAATTTTTATCGTCATATCTTTAATTACTTTGGTCAGAGAAGATTTAAATTAGATTACACTGTATTAATGGTAGGACAAGTTGGTACGGTAACGATCCCAGGTAAAATTGAACAAGTTAAAGATCGTTCATTATTTGCTTCTGTGATTGATATGACTAAGAATTATACATCACCTATTGCTATTTGGTTGAACGAAGAACAACCTCCTTATGTTGAGATCGTAAATGATCCGCGATATGTAATGAATCAATCAAGAGACATATTTCATTTACCAACTGTATCGTTAGGTCAATACGATTATGAATACACTGTAAGCAGTATTAAGTCTTATGAAGAACAAGATCGTTACGAACGAAAGGTACCTTCAACATATGCAGGTATGGAAACTTGTTTCTGTATTAACTATCAACACTCTGAACAATTTAATCTAAATCGTAATGTTCCTTTTATGGTTATTCTCAATGAAGCAAAGCCTTCAAGATATAATCTGTTAAAGGAATGGGTATTAGACGACCATGACGATGTAGAGATTTACGGTAAATGGGAACATCCTAATACTGAAACAGACACAAGGTTTAAAGGATCTATTCATCTTGACGATGTAATGGCTAAAATGAACAATGTTAAATTTACTTTTATTATTCCAATCGCAAAAGGCTGGGTAACTTCAAAGTATATTGAAATGGTACATGCTGGTGTGATACCGTTCTTACATCCATCTTATGATGAACAAAGGCATTTGCCAATACCAGAATTTTTGAGACCGAAGACTCCTACTGAATTTAAAGAAAGGATGAATAGGTTATTAAATAATGAACAGGAATATGAATCTGTAATTACAGGCCTGCGTAAACTATTATGCAAACCAGAATATTACAATGGAACATTCTTAAACAATAAAATAATGACAGCGATGGATAATGATTATGTTGCACCAGATGTAACACAATTTGAAAAGAAAGTGGCTGTAACACTTGAGGACTTTTTCGGATGAACAAAAAAGAAATAACATGGGCACCACTTATTCCACTTATCGGTGGACAAGCTTTAGGAGCAGAGAAGGCGTTTGGTAAACCACCTGAAGCCATTTACTCTTTTGGTGGATTTGAAGCTAACGATAACCATTACGTTAATTATCAGCAAAACACAATGGGACGTGATATTCCTTATGTTTTATTAGATTCAGACAATCCTAGTATTAAACAAGTTGATGTAGTGACAGGTACTCCACCTTGTGCTGCTCTATCTCAGTTAAATACAGGAACGACAACAGAATCAAAAGGACCGGGTTGTGCAAAGAACGATTTTATGTATATGGTCTTTGAAAATGGTATTGATGTTCTTGGAGCAAAGGTAGTCATTGTTGAAAATGCTCCTGCGCTATTTACAAACAAAGGACGTCCTGTAGCAAATAAACTTTATGAAATTTGTAAAGAACGTGGATTCTCATTAACATTGTTTAAAACATCAACAAGATTTCATGGAGTTCCACAAGGTCGTGATAGATGTTTTGCGATTGGTTGGAAATCAGAATCAGCACCAGTTATGAATTATTATAATCGTGATAGAAAAGACTTTGCTGAATATCTTCAAGAGATCCCTGAAAACGCTTTACATCAAGATATTATTATTAATAAGAATGTACCTGACGAACCATATTATAATTTCATCAAGACAAAAACAAATCGTGATGTTCGAGAAATTATGATTGAAGAAGGTGTTAAGACAACTCTAAATTATGTAAACAAAAAAGGTTGGATGAAAGAAGCTAACGAATGGTTCCACAAGACAGGTAACGAAAAAGGTATTAAGTATTCAGATCATG